ATCAGATAGTCAATGTATTCCCTCATATACTTTCTCCTTTAGCTAAAGCAAGCATCGAATCCATATTTTCGTGGAATATGTTAACATTTCCAGTTAACATTTCTTTCCTCTCAGAATTTTCTTGATTTTCAATTACATATCTCTCGGGAATTAGTTGAAATCCTGAAAGGTTGTATTTGTGTATCGTATAAGAATTTAACTCGTTTGTGAAGCGTGCAATATTCGCCTCATCTATCGATTCTCTTTTCCATCTATCAGTCAACTCCACTAAGGAATTTGGCATAGGCGGAAAAGAGAAACTGAAAATATTAGAACCAAAATTTATTAACATCATTCATTAACTACGCTGAAATTTTTCTCTTTTGTAATTCGAAGATGGCGATCAAATTTGTCTTGCATTTGTTCACTCTTATGTGAAATTACGATTAGATTCGTATCATACGTCAATTCTGTCATAATGTCAAGAAGATTATTTGTACCTTCTGCATCAAGCGAACCATCGAAAACCTCATCCATTATCAACAGATTTGTTGAAACACTATTGCGCAGTCTAGAAACTGCCCTCCAAGTTAATAGAAGCGCAAGGTCAATTCTCGCCTTTTCGCCCTCACTAAATGAAGCGTATGAGAAATCGTCACGAAAACGAGATTTAATCGTTTCGTTAAAGTTGTCATCCAATTCAAATTGAACAAAAAAGTCCATTGCTGCAAGATATTTGTTAATCAACTTGTTCATAATTGGAATATATTGACGAACAATTTTAGTTTTAATTCCACCATCTTTCAACATCAGAGAAACGACTGAATATAACTCTCTATCTTCTGTAAGAGATTTAAGATAGTGAGTCTCATTTTCCAATTCATTTTTTAGGGCGTTGACAGAAGAGGCGTCTATCTCTTTTATAGAGACATTTGCTTTTTCTAATTCAATGTCGATACTTTCGATAAGTTGAAGATTAAAATTGATGGTAGAAGTTGAAGCAGACGCATCTCTGGTAAGTTGAACAACTTCAGATTTCACTTCATCTATTTCACTTTTTCGTTTTGTATATTTCTCTACCATACTCTCACACTCAGCAATCGCATTGTCAATTTCAGATACCTTACAAGATTTTTCATGCAAGATATTTGTTTTGAAATCTTCAGTTATTTCTTGTTTACATGATGGACAATTATCGTTATTTGAATAGAAAGAAGACTCTTTAATCAAAGACTTTCTTTTACTTTGCAACTTCGATAAAACTGAATTTGTGTCAAGTAATGACTTAGTGTTCTTTTCATCATCTTCAATTGTTTTTGATAACCTGTCAATATTAGACAATATATTTTCTTTAATTGAACTTTCTTCTTCAACAACACTCAAATAACCTGACTTCTTATCGTTTAACTCACAAACGGCAGTCTGTCTTATCTTCTTAATTGACTCTATATTCTCTTCAATCAAAGCTATCTTATCAGCCAAATTTTCAACTTTGAATTTACCTTCGACTAAAGAAACCTTATTTTCTGATATTCTCTCTTTGAGCAATATATTCATAGTTGTAAATACTTGAATATCTAAGAGGTCTTCGATAACCTCTCTTCTTGCTTGTGCTGGAAGTTGCATAAAAGGCACAAACGAAGCACTTCCCAAGATAACTATTTGACCAAATGACCTGTGGCTCAATTTCAACACAGTTTCTTCCAAATACGTTTGATAATCTTTCACGGTAGACGATTGATTTACCATCTCCCCATTCTTAAAGATTTCGAATATATTTGGTTTAATGCCTCTTCTAACCAAAAATGAATCGTTCTTTATCTTGAAGTAAACTTCGACAATAAGACCTTTTGCGTTGATTGAATTGACCAACTGAGGCTTTCGAATGTTTCTGAAAGGTTTGCCATATAGACCAAATGTTACAGCATCCAATATGGTGCTTTTTCCAACACCATTTGTTCCTGTAATCAGAGTAGTCTTATGTTGGTTCAATATAATTTGAGTCCAAGCATTTCCAGAAGATAATAGGTTTTTATATCTAACTTTTTCAAATCTAATCAATTTTTATACATTCCTATATTGCATGGGCCTCATGATGAAGTTCAAGCAAAACTCCCTTAATCTTATCTTTGTTGATATGAGTTTCAATCGAGTCTGCATATTTTGAAAGAATTGTGATTGTGTCTTCAGCCTCATCTAACAAATCTTCTTCTTCGGATAAATCCATGTTGAAATGATCTTCGACTATTTTAATATCCGCTGGACTATGTTCTTGAATTTTATCGATTAGTATGTCGAAGATATAAGGATTATTTTTCTCTCTTACGATAATCTTTATATATGCTCCGGTCATGAGAGACATATCTAGACTTTCTATCTGCTCTAATGTCAAGTCATTGTCATCATAAAGAAATTTGTGAAATAATCTATAAGGATTTTGAACAAACTCTAGTTCTTTAGTTACAGTATCGAAAATGTGAAAGCCGCGCTTGCCCTCATAATCACTCCAAGTCATTTCATATGGTGCACCAAGATATTTGATATTGTCATATTCAGATGGATGATGAAAGTGTCCAGAATAGACTGTATCAAACTTCTTGAATATACTTTTATCAAGACCATCTGAACACAGTCTACCTTTAATCATTTCGAAACCGCTAATAGAAAAGTGTCCCATTAAGCAATCGGCATTCGAGTTTTTAATAACTGATAGTGAATTTTCTTGATTAGTGGAATTCATCCACGGAACCATAAGAATTTTTGTTCCGTCTAACTGAATTTCAACAGGTTCATTTTCATATACATGAAAGTTCTTATATTGTTCAACTACAAGACTAAAGTTGACCTCATTCGTATTTTTGTAATATACAGTATGATTACCAACTATGGAATGACATTCTATTCCCATTTTATCTAAAGGTTTAAACCACATATCATTTACTGTATGAAGAGTTTGATAATTTATATATTTTCTTCGATCAAAAGTGTCTCCCAAATCAAGGAGAACTTTAATATTTCTCTTTTCTAGTTCTGGAAAGAACACTTCTTCGTAAAATTTTCTTTGATTTCTCAAAATATACTGATTATCATTTCTTGCTCCGAAGTGTTGGTCAGTGATAATTGCTACTTTCATTCGACAGATTCCACTTCACGTTCTCTTTCCAACTTCGCTTTTGCAACTGCTTCTTTTTTCTTCAATAGTCTTTCTTCATAGGATTCAACAAAGTTTGTCATATACTCGTTATTCAGATCAACATAACCAGCTTCACCAGATATTCCAACATCTTTGTCAATGATAGTACCATCTGTCATTCTCATTTCAGTGACTTTGTAATTTATGTATGTATTTTTCTTTTCTTTCTCAATTCTTCTCAGGAAAGCATACCAAGATATTTTGGTAAAGTAAGCAAATGGATTGCTTGATAAATCTGGGTTAAAGTTCTTGACAACTTGAACGCAATTTTCTATTGCATCACCGATCATATCGTCTTTATATGTGTATCCTGAAAAATTACCTTTTTTCGCTAGATTAGTTGCAATTTTTGTGATACATTTGCCTATATAATCTGATATTACAGGAGTAGGAAGACATTTTTTTTCAGCTTCCAGACACTCGTTTCTGTAAACTTTCAACGCCTCCAGAAACTCTGGATTGTTGATATAATTTCTTTTCTTTCTTTTGGCCATAATACACACCTTTCTATGACATAGTAGTAATTCATTATATACCTAAGTTGTTGAAATGTCAAGATATTTTTATTCTATAAAGTGAAAAAAGTTCTTGACATATTTTTCAAAAGGTGTATACTACAGTATATGCTGTTTAAATACTATTGGAATCATTCATATATTGTTTGCTTAGATTCTCTTTAGCTGGTGAAAGATAATAGAAATCATTATGCTTCAACTTAAATGAGTTTTCAATACAGTCGTCTAAGAAAGATTTAGATGATTCAACATATATTGGATTGTAAATTGTGATTCCATCATCATCTATTGCTTTGATTATTCCACAAAGTTTAATGCCACATTTAAGCATAAAAGTTACAACAGTTTCATTTTCAATATCGTTTGCAACTTTTAACTTTTGCTTAGTTCTATTTTGAAATAAAAACATACGGGTATTATTCACAGTATTATCTCCTATTTAATTGGTATATCGTACATTTTGAATTTGAATTTCTCATTGGTATACATCTTAATTCGTTCTTTAAAATGTTTCAGAGAGTAATTTGGTTTTGACTTTTTAGTCTTTCTCAAATCGTCTACTATATCATATATAGTGATTTTGTTTGACCTGCCTTTTCTCAAACCTCTTCCGATAGACTGTAACACTCTAATCTTAGATTTTGTTGATAGAGCGAAAATTATGTTGTCGATGTTGACTATATTGATGCCTGTTGAAGTTGTCCCAAAACTAGCCAGAAGAGTTGATCCATCTTGTTGATCAACTTCAAGTCTTATGTTCTCTCTGTCTTCACCACTAACACTACCATCGATGTAGTATAGTGGTTTTTTTGTGTCTTTTTTAATCAAATCATATAAAACTTTACCATGTTTTTCAATATGTTGAAAAAGTATTAGAGTATTGCCTTCTCTTGTTTCAGCTAAATTTCTAATAAATTTGTTTCTCTTTTCATTAGATATTAACCAATTAACTTCATCCTGATAAGCCTTTCCTCCGACAGTTTTAATCTCGTCTTTAGAATACTTTAGAATTAAAGCATCGACCTTCAATTGAGCCAAAGTTTTATTTTCAATTAGAGTCGATGTTCTAATTACATTATTTTGTTCGCCAAAAAGACCTTGTAAGACAAGAGAGTGGACTTTTGAGTCATCAAGACTTCCAGTAAATCCGAATTTATATTTCGTTGAAGTTGTTTTTTCCATTATACCAGACAACGACTTTGCCTTAAATAGATGTGCTTCATCGCCCATTATAACACCAAATTGTGAAAACCACTCTTTAGGCATTTTTGTTATGCTTTGCCAAGTTGATACTGTGTAATCAGATACAATTGATTTGTCTACTCCAGCTTTTATTTCTAGAATGTCTAAACTTTCTCCATTTGAATAGTCTCTGAAATCGCTACACATTTGAGTGACCAGACCTATTGTTGGAACAATAATCAGTGTCTTATGTCCAATAGATTGATAATATCTTGATAGAAGATACATTATAAATGACTTGCCGGATGCTGTTGGAGAGATATTCAACATTCTTCCATGATTGAGAGACTTTACTATAGCTTCGTTTTGATAGTCTCTAGGTTCAAATTTTGTATTGAATTTTTTGGCAAGCTTATAGCCGAAATCTTTATCGTAAACTGAAGAGACTTTATCCCCTGTTTCATCGATACATTTTATGTTGTTTCTTTTTGCAAAATTGATGATGTTTGTTTTTAGTCCACCATAAACAATTCCAGTCATTGAATTAAATAGACGTATTTTACCATCCCAAAATCCGGACTTATATGCAGGAGTGAATTTATAACCAGCAACTTCAAAAGTGAATAAGTCACTCAGTTCCATTTTAATTCCAGGGTCTGCGTTTACCTTTATATGAACCTCATTGATTTTTTCGATAGTAATTGTTTCTTGCATGTTAATGTGTTCCAGCTTTAAATTTCTCGTATTCTACAATAGTATTTAGCTTGAATCCTCGGAAAGTTATTTCTTTGACAATATCCTCTAGAGTCTTAACCTTTCTCTCTGCATACACAAGCTTTAGATTTTCGTTTATAATGTCGTCATCAGCGTCAAGATAATCTTGTATTTCGCTTTTGAGAATCTTCAAATTAAATTGTGGCCAATTATGTTCTTTCAACTCATTTTGATCTAATTCGCCGCGGTAGTATCTTTTTTTGAGATTTCTCAGTCTAGCGATATTAGCACGAATTTTTTCAACTCTTAATGACTCGTTTACATACATTCTATAGTAACTTATATGTAACATAGGTATGTTCGCTGCCTCTTTAGATATATTCGACATATCTATTTTAGCTTCAGTTTCCCATTTAGTTAAAATCTCTTCAATCGTCATACTTCTTTCCTCTCAAATTTTCTCATTATATCATATTTTTGTTAATAAATCAAACAAATTCGTAGCTTGTGTATGCGAATGTTACTGGAAATGTTGTGACTGGAGTATCAGTGTTCTTTAAATTGAAATTGATTTCGCCTAAGCTTATAGGAAATATGTCTCGAAACGATAAAGATATACTTGGGTTCTTAGAGTTGTCGAGTAATGTGATAGTGGCATCTGAATATAATCCAGTTTCGTCTTTGAACTCTTGATATCCTTCAAATGTTTTTGGTCTACCAAGTGCAATAATCCAATTGAATATTTCCTTAAATGATGCCAGCTTCTCATCCGCTGCAATCGTTAATGTCAACTGGTCATATTCTACTTCATCTCCATGAATTGGAAATTTCTTGTTTGCGTTTGGTATATATATCTTACCTAACGAAATTCCGGGCAAATTCATTTCTTGAACATAGAAACTTGTCTTTGGCAATCTGCTAATCGAAAATTTGAAATCGCTGGCTGATATGAATTTTTGTATCATCACTCTCTCCTCTTTAGCGTATTTATGTGTTGACACTTGATGTTATATAGACTATAAATGAATTATCGAAACAGAACTGGAGAAATAAATGTCTGAGAAACTTGTGTCTATTGTAATCGTCTTTGATGGTTATGTAAATATGACTTTAGAAAATGTGCCAACGTTTAGCTTATACGCGAACGATGATCCGGATAAGACAGATTCCAATACTTATCTTACGCCAGATAAGGTTCTCGAAATGTTGTCTTATAAGCGTTTAGATGAAGTCCCTGAAGTTCCAGTAGCGTTGATTATGGAAGCTTTGAGTTTGAGTGTGAAAAATGGCGAATCGTTATTGTCGATTAACACATACGATTCTTATGGTAAGGAAGAATGGGAACTCGTTAAGTAATATATGATCTCGCCATTAGGAGACACGAAAAAAGGCGCCCCGGAAGGCGCCTTTTTGATTCTCTATGCATCGCTATTACAGTAGGTTTGTAACCTTGCTGCGACGGTAATACACGTTAGCGTTTGGTGTAAGCGAACCATCGCCTTTCATTAGACCCGGTGCGAATGGATTAGCAACCATTCCGTAACGTGTCTTAAAGCCGATTTTAGACTGGAACGAGTTCTCGCCTACAGCACGTACCATCTGTAGTGGTACATATGGGCAATAGAACAGGCCAGCATCAAATGCGCTTGAGCCTTTATATCCAACAACAAGATAGTCGCTTGCTGCATATGGGTCAATATACACTCTAAATCTACCGTTCAGTACACCAACAAACGTATTACCAGTGTCGTCAGGGTTTAGATTGTTGGAGTTCAGCGCAGGAGTGTGGTCTAACATACCAGCCATCTGAAGAGCAGATGCTACGTTAGAAGAACATAGAATGATGTTACCCTTGCCGCGACGTGTTGCTAGTGAAATTGCATTAGCTTCAGTCTCGATTTGGAACATCATTCCCTTGTACTTTTCTACGCTCCAGCGACCATTCGAATCAACGTCTAGATCAAACGTTCCTGGAGTTGCAGTTGACTTTGAACCAACAACAGCAGAATTATATACTGTGCGAACAGTTTCGCGGTTAATTTCTGCTAGAAGTTCAGCAGACAGCATATTAGCGAGTTCTGTTTCAGCGTCTAGGCCGTGAATCGCTTTCAGGTCTTGTGCAAGTTCAGAAGTGTATTCTGCTTTCAGCGCACGACTTTTAGCTTCAACAGAGACCTTATCAATCTCGAAGCCCATTTCTTGGAAGTCTGGTCCAACTTGATCGCCAAGTGCTTCTGCCGCAGGAGTGTTCATACCTGTACCTGGTGTTGCTGTGTCATCACCAGTTGAACCAGTTTGTGTGCCTGTTCCAGAGAACGCAGTGTCAGCTTCATTATAAAAAGCTTCAGTCTTTGTGCCATCAGTATTAATGTAATTTGAGCGCATTGCAAAGATTAGACCAGTAGGTCCAGTCATTGGTTGTACGCCAGCAATGTCGTATGCCACAAGGTTAGGCATAGCACGTCTCACTAGATTGATTAGAACTGGATCGTAGTTCTGCACATTTCCTGTGTTGTTTGCTGGAGCTGCCTCGGAAAGAAGCGATGGTGCAGAAGAAGATGTTCCTTCAACCATAGAAGCTTCGGTGTTTTCTAGAAGCTGTGCAGTTACAGCTTTTCTGTGGTGATCGCCAATTTCAGGTAGAACTTCGTGATTTAACACTGGTTCCCACTTTTCAACTAATTGTGCGTTGGTTTCCATGTAATATCTCCTACATTTATTCTTTATATTATTTAACTGTACTTATAAAACCTGAGTTTTTAAGCCCTGTTTCCTCGTGCGATTGCATCCACATAACGATTCATTACAGAAGATGTTGGCTTATTCTCTTTAATTTCAACACTTTCTTCAAGTAATTCAGTTTGATCTTGTGGCTTTACTTTACTTGTCACGAAAGATTCCATAACTGTTTTTAACTTAACCTTATATTCATCAACGTCAGAATAACTCATAGATTCAGTTAGATTTAACAGCTTGTCTTTTTGTGATTCAGCTAATTCGCCAGCGACATCTTCAAATGCTAGTTCCATTTCAAGCTGCTGGTTATTTTCTCTGAGTGTAATTACTTCAGATGCCACATCATTGTACTTACGATTCGATTCTTCTAATCTCGCTTCTAGTTCAGAGACAATATCGACTTGGCTTTCGTCAACAGACATATTATGTTCTGAAATTAGGTTTTGAATTCCATCAAGGAGCGATTCTGCTACTTCAACCTTAAATTGGTTCTCTAATTCAACTGAATTTTCAGACATCCAGCTTTCAGCCATAAAGTCTAGATATGAATCTAGCTTTTCAATAATGTCTTGCGTTGCAGCTTCAACATTCTCGTCTAACTCGACTTCGAACTGCTCTTCAAGCTTTGCTGTTCTCAAGTCTACACCTTCTTGGATTTTAGCTTCTAGAATTGCCGCAGTCTTCATCTTAATTTCTTCTGATAGATCGTGGCCTTCGAAAATTGTTTCGATTGCTTCGTTCATTCCTTGAGGGGGTTTAACGTCATCTTCAATTTCGTCAACCTTAGGATTAACATTTTTTCTTAGGTCAGCTTTTCTATTCTTACCTTTTGGATCACCGCCTGCTGGAGAAGTCGCGTCGGCAGACATTGAATCTTCTCCTGTTGCTTTCGCTTCGTCTAATTTTTCAATTTCCATGAAAAAACTCCTTTTATTTACATTCTTTTCGTTTGTCGTATTATTTAGTAATACTGAAATTTAAGCTAAAGTTACTGATACTTTTGTGACTTTTGTTCCAACATTTAGTGTTGCATTTGCAGTAATTCTAAAGATGTTATTTCCCTCTGTTGCTATAATAGGAGGAAATATGTATTCGCCGTTTTGCACTGGAGTTTCTGCTAAGTCATTTGTTCCACTTCCAACAAATCTTGGCTTAACTAATGCACCTGTAACTCTATCTTGTGCAGTAATCGCAATTATATACGATTCGCCTCCAACTAAATCAATATTCCAATCAAGATTTTTATTGCCGACATCATTGTAAACCCATGCTCCGTCTTGAAAATCCCATGCATTATCTGTTGGTCTAGGATTTTCAAAGTCGATTAGATTTATTTCGCTCATAATATCATCTTCTGACATAACCTCTTCGATTATTCCAGCTATTCCGCCTGTGGATATTATTTTGTTATTGAATGGGCTAAATGATGCATCAAATGGAGATCTCATATTACTCTATCACTATAATATTTGTTTTTCCTGAAACTGCTTTAGCAAATATGTGAATTGTCCCTTCAACCGCAGTCATGTCAGTTATAGACTTCTTTAGTTCACCTTGGCCACTTTTGTAGTATAATCCAACTTCATCAGTAGGAGGAGTTGTTGAACTACTAAAATTGATATATGCTGGCCATTGCCCAATAACCTGAAAAGTTGCTTCTGTAACGTTTGAACCAATGAGGGTCCATTCAGAGTTTGTAAGTTCTTTTTTGACGTAAGCCATTACTTCTTCTGGTTGAGCATTATCAGAGTTTTCTTCTCTCCAAGTTCCCTCTGCTAGGTCATACCAATATTTCTTGCCTTCCATAATTCCATTTACAAAAGCGTTCGGCGCACTAGGATCGGCAACGATGTCACCCGCTGAAGCTAACATGAAATCATTCTGCACTTCCATAATTCCTCCGGAAGTCTTTTTCATAGAGCCGATGCCTCTTGATGAAATTCCTAATTGCGCGCCCTCGTCAATCAAGTTCTTGACGATTTTGCCCATAGGAGTATCCATAATTATTTTCTTCTTTAAGGTAGGTTACTTCCTCTACTGTTTCTCTAATTAAAACACCCATATTACTCTCCTAGTCTAGACTTGATGCGAGATACTATTCTAGTCTTAAAGTCATTAGTGGATTCTGTTACTCTTTCTACATCTTTAATGTGAGATGAATCTATAATTCCTAAGAGTATTTTTGCTTCCATAATCGCAGTTAGTTTATTTCGAGCAAAAACAGAATATGTTTCTTCCGTGTCATGGAAAGTTACATTCCACTCATATATACCTTCATCATTATCAGATACGTCGGCAAGTCTCTTTTTTCTTTTAGCGCCTCCTTTTATATTTCCCGTAAATTGGTCATCAGTATCGTCTACTGGATAAGGAGTTTTTTCTACTTTATGTTTATTGATGAATCTTCTTTCATCGTTTGATTTGCTTACATCTACTGTCATCTTGCTTCTCTTTATTTGTTATTAAAAAATTCGACAAAGTATATAACTAACATTGCAACAATAGTCATAATAATTGATGAGTTTTTAATTGCTGTATCAAAAGAATATACTACTGCATTTGTTCCTAATACTATGACTAGAATATGTAGCCAGAAAAACAGTCCTACAATTCTTTTTTGCCAAAGATATCCTATCATATTATATTATTTCATTTGTGAAACACGATTTTTTACTCTATTGTTTTTGATTTTAGATGCCAAGTCCCTCTTGAATGCTTTAGCGATACTCATATCACCAACAACTTTATCAATCGCATCATCTTTAGATTTTGCTGAAACTTTGTATTTGCCTTTGTGTGTACCATCCTGAATATCTACAGACCACATATTTCCTAAATCTTTTCCAGACGAAGCCATAACACTATTCTTGATTCTACCAGACTTCAGTTTTGAGGCTAAGTCTCTCTTGAACGCCGGTGCAAGTTTTGTTCCTTTGACAAATGTATCAATTGCAGCTTCTTTGGATTTCGCTGAAACTGTATATTTGCCTTTATGGTTTCCTTCTTTAACGTTTATAGTCCAACTATTTCTAGCACTTTCAGATATATTCTTCTTTTTGCTCAATTTATAATTTTTGGACTCACTGACATCTTCGTCGTCATCTTCATCTTCGTCGTCATCTTCATCATCGCCATCAGCAGTTTCATAAAATTCTGAGTATTTGCTTTCGAGCATCTTAGATACTTTATCATCCATAATGTCTTCAAAGACCGAATCGAATGTCGCCATATCTTCGTTTTGAGATGCTTCTATCAGTTTAATTATTTTTTCCATTATAATCTCCTATTATTCTAACGTATTACTTATCAATTATGAGTTTACTGGTTCTTTTTAGGCGTAAACTCTATTTTACTTTCGGGCTTCTTTTCTTTTGAAACATCTTTTGGAGGCACTAACGATTCTACCTCATCATTAGGTTCCTCTTTACTTTCCTTTTCTATTTCCTTTTTTATATCTTCTATATCATCTTCATTCATCTTAAGGATGTTTTTTCTAACCCAATCTTTTGAGTAATATGTTCCAGTATAATCGTCTATATCTCTTAGAAGACCCAATCTTTCTCTTAATATTTCAGCAGATTTTAATTCTTCGAAGTGAGTATCAGATAAGAAATCGTATCGAATTAGTTGTTCAATAGAATCCCATTCTTCTGGAGTTATTATGCCTTTTAGTATAAGTTGTTTTTCTAATACCTTATTGAAAAGAATAGAAAATCTGTTTCTCAATCTTCTAACGAATTTAGAGAATTTCAATTCATCTCTTGATATTTC